GTAGTCTCTGAAAACATTCGTAAAGAAATGAAGTCAGGTAAACCACAAAAACAAGCTATTGCTATTGCATTATCAAAAGCAGGTAAATCTAAAAAGAAAAAGAAGAAATAATATGGCTAAAGATTCTAGACTAGAAAGAGCAGGAGTATCAGGTTATAACAAACCTAAACGTACACCAGGTCATCCTACTAAGTCACATGTTGTTGTTGCTAAGTCAGGAAATCAAGTAAAAACAATTCGATTTGGTCAACAAGGTAAAAAAGGAGCAGGAGCTAATCCTAAGACTGCCTCTGAGAAGGCAAGACAAAAGTCTTTTAAAGCACGTCATGCTAAGAATATTGCTAGAGGTAAGATGTCAGCAGCCTACTGGGCTGATAAAGTTAAATGGTAGAGGACTCACCCTGTAATGGGGTGTGTCGAATGAAGGGTACTCGATGTATATCATGTCATCGCACCTTTGAAGATTTAAGTCAATGGTTATACCTTACTCGTGAAGAACGTTTAAACAGAATGGAGCAAATAAAGAATGAGCTTAGTAGAAAATATAAACAAAAGAAAGAAAGCAGGAACTAGCAGAAGTAAAAAGAAGTCTACAATAAGTGCTAAAGCATACAAAGATATGAAAAACAACTGGGGCAAGAAAAAGAAAAAGTAAGCCTAATGAATCAAGACATGACGATAGAAGAGTTTACTCTTTATTGGATGGAGAACAAACCTTTAAAGTCTCCACAGGATGATGGAGTAACCTTTTTTAAAAACATACATGGAGTTGTACTGTATAGAGACTATCCATTTCAAGTAGAACTATTTACAATGGAACCTAATACATTAGTAGAACCTCATAAGCATCCTAATGTAGAAACAGTTGCTCTTTATGTATCAGGTGATATTGACTTTCAACGTAAACATAAGTGGTATATCCATCCATTTGATATGTTTAAAGGTCGCTTTCCTTACCCTGCTATTAAAATAGGACCTGATGTACAGCACACAGCAAGAACAGGTCCAAAAGGTGGTAGCTTTCTTACATTACAAAAGTGGTTAAACAATACTCAGCCTAAGTTTATAGGTAATGATTGGCATGATAACAATAATAAAACTTCATACGAGGATAGTTGGAAAGACTAATGAGTAAGGCTAGTATAGAACAAATTAAAGAAGCAGCAGAAGCTGACCTCTTAACTTTCATCAAGTTAGTAGCACCTCATTTAATGCTTGGTGCTATTCATGAAGAACTAATACAATGGTGGGGACGACAAGATGCTAAACAAAACCAATTAGTATTACTTCCTCGAGGACACATGAAGTCAAAGCTAGTAGCTTACAGGACTGCATGGTGGATTACAAAGCATCCTGAAACAACTATACTCTATGTTTCTGCTACTGCTGACTTAGCTGAAAAACAACTATATGCAATTAAGCAGATTTTAGATAATTCAATCTACAGACGTTACTGGTCAGACATGATACACCCAGAAGAGGGTAAACGTGAAAAGTGGGCAGTTGCTGAGATTGCTGTAGACCATCCACAAAGAAAACTAGAAGGAATTAGAGATGCTACTTGTAAGGCAGTTGGACTTACTTCAAATACTACTGGCTTCCACGCTGATGTCGTTGTTCTTGATGACATTGTTGTGCCTGGTAACGCTTATACTGAAGATGGAAGAGACAAAGTATCAGCAGCTTATAGTCAACTGGCTTCCATTGAAAATCCTGGTGCTTATGAGTGGGTTGTTGGTACTCGTTATCACCCCAGAGATATTTATGATACTATGATTAACATGAAAGAAACTCTTTATGATGACGAAGGAGAGTTAGTATCAGAAGATCCAGTCTATGAATTATTCCAAAGAGTTGTAGAAACCAATGGTGAGTTTTTATGGGCTAAAAGAACAAGAGCAGATGGTAAATCATTTGGTTTTGATTCAAGAGAACTAGCAAGAATTAAAGCTAAATATGTAGATAATACTCAGTTCTATGCTCAGTATTATAACAATCCAAACAGTAATGAGACAGCTCGTATTAATGCAGACAACTTTCAATATTATGATAGAAATGTTCTACAGAATAAAGAAGGTGATTGGTATATGCGAGATCGTAAGCTTAATGTATATGCAGCAATCGACTTTGCGTTCTCATTAAGAAAGAAAGCTGACTATACAGCGTTAGTTGTTGTAGGAGTAGATCATCAAGGGAACTTCTATGTTTTAGACATAGATCGATTTAAAACAGAACGCATTGTAGATTATTATAATCACATTCTTACAGCATGGCAGAAGTGGGGCTTTAGAAAACTTAGAGCTGAGACCACAGTAGCTCAACAAACGATTGTTAAAGAATTAAAAGAAAGTTACTTAAAGCCTAATGGCATACCTCTTTCTATTGAAGAGTTTAGACCTACTAGACATTTAGGTGATAAAGAAGAACGTGTAGGAGCAGTACTTGAACCTAAGTATGACAACTTACAAGTATGGCATTATAAAGGTGGTAATTGTCAATCATTAGAAGAAGAATTAGTCATGACTCATCCACCTCATGACGATATAAAGGATGCTCTATCAAATGCTATAGCTATAGCTGTGATTCCTAAACAGCGAGTAGGAGCTTTTAGCGTAGGTAGAAATGTAGTAACACACTCCCGTTTTGGTGGTGTATCTTATTAATAAGGAATAACTATGGCAGGTAAAGTAGCAGAAATCAAAAGGTTATTAGAAGGAGATGGACTAGCAAGACAGTTAGCTCATTTATACAATAACTGGTGGATTCAAAGACAAGACAAAGAAACTGAATGGCGAGAGCTAAGAAACTATTTGTTTGCAACCGATACAACTAAAACAACTAACTCAAAGCTTCCTTGGAAGAATAAAACTACTCTACCTAAACTAACTCAGATTAGAGATAACCTTCATGCTAACTACATGGATGCTTTATTTCCTAATGATAACTGGATGAAATGGGAAGGTAATAATTTAGAAGATTCTACTGCAAAGAAACGAAGAGCTATTGAAGCTTATCTTAAAACTAAACTAAAAGAGTCAGGCTTTAGAGAAACTATATCACAGTTATTATATGACTACATTGACTATGGTAATGTTTTTGCTGAAGTTACTTATGTGAATGAAGAACATAAAGATCCTTTTACAGGTGAAATGATTAATACTTATCGTGGTCCTAAACTAGCTAGAATATCACCATTTGATATTATATTTAATCCTACAGCAGCCTCTTTTAAAGAAACTCCTAAATTTACTAGATATGTAAAAACAATAGGTGAGTTACAGAAAGATCTTAAATATAGACCTGATCTTAACTATGAAAAAGAAGCCGTAGATAAAGCTATGGAAGTTCGTAAGAGCATTTCTTCATTTAGACAAGAGGATGTTAATAAGGCAGAAGCTTATCATATTGATGGCTTTGGTTCTTTACAAGAATACTATCAATCAGGTTTAGTAGAAATACTAGAATTTGAGGGTGACATATATGATGAACAAGAAGGTGAATTACTAGAACGTAAAATTATTACTATTATGGATCGCTCTACTATTATCCGTAATGTAGAAAATCCTTCTTACTTAGGTAAAGATACAAAACATCATGTTGGGTGGAGAACTCGTCCAGACAATTTATATGCTATGGGTCCTTTAGACAATCTAGTTGGTATGCAATATCGAGTAGATCATTTAGAGAACTTAAAAGCTGATGCACTAGATTTAACTATACATCCACCGATTGCAATTAAAGGTGATGTAGAACCATTTGAATGGGGTCCTGAAGCTACAATTCATATCCCTGAAGATGGCGATGTAAGTATGATGCCTCCTAATCCTGCTGCTTTTCAAGTTAATAATGAAATAGCAGCTCTTTTAAATATTATGGAAGAGATGGCAGGTGCTCCTAAAGAAGCTATGGGCTTTAGAAGTCCTGGTGAAAAAACAGCATTTGAAGTACAACAGTTACAAAATGCTGCAGGTAGAATCTTTCAACATAAAATTAACAAGTTTGAGGTTGAATTCTTAGAACCTATTCTTAATACCATGTTAGAAATGTCTAAACGTAATATGGATATTGTAGAAGTATCTCGTGTAATGGATGATGATCTTGGTGTAGCCAACTTCTTATCTATTACTAAAGAAGATATAACAGCTCGTGGTAAGCTCCGTCCTATCGGTGCCCGTCACTATGCTGCTAGAGCTCAGCTCGTTCAAAACATGATTGGATTATTTAATAGTCCTATGGGACAACTTATTGGTCCTCATATATCTGCTAAACGTCTTGCTAAGATGGTTGAAGAATATATGGGCTTTGAAGACTATGAGTTTATCAAGGACAATGCTGCAATCTTTGAACAAGCAGAGACACAGAAACTCATTAATGAGATTCAAGCAAGTATGCAAGCTGAACAAGCTCAACCAGGAATGGAAGAGCAAATGATGGCTCAACAGGAACAAACGCTCTCAGGAGCATCACAAGGACAAGTTCCTCCTCAAGAGCCTCAAGTTTAACTTGACTTTTTAAACAATTTATGGTATACTATTATATATGGATCTAAAATCAGATAAAGCTAAGTCGCTTACTAAAGATCAAGTATTTAAAGAGATAAAAGATTATCTAACAGAACAGATTGAGTTGTCAAGACGTAAATGTGTAGATGAAGATAATTTCTCTTTTCCTGCATGGTCTGAACATCAAGCATATCAACTTGGCTTTCAAAAGGCTTTTTCTAAACTATATAATCTTATTCCTGACCAAGGAGAAAAATAATGGCTGAAGATAATAATACACAAGAACAACAACAAGAACAAGTTTCCGAGTCGACTACCCAAGAGACTCAGCAAGCAGATACTTCTACTCCCAAGTTTGAAATTCCGACAGAAGCTCAAGACTTTGTAGGAGAAGGTAAAAAGTACAAATCTGCAGAAGATGCGTTAAGATCAGTTCCTCATGCACAAGAGCATATCAAAACCCTAGAGGATGAGATGGCTCAGTTGAAGGAAGAACTTACAAAACGTAAAACTGCAGCAGAACTACTCGATGAAATGAAGTCTGGCATTCAACCAACAGAGGCTACCCCTCAAGGTGTTGAATTTGATCAAGATAGATTAATGCAGTTAGTTAATCAAACTATTGAGCAAAAAGAACAACAATCTAAAGCAAAGCAAAATGCAGACACAGTAGCTTCTAAGTTTACTGAGCAGTATGGAGCTGAAGCTGAAGTTGCTTATAATAAGATTGCTCAAGAAGCAGGTCTAACTGTACAACAACTTAATAACTTAGCTGCAACATCTCCTAATGTTGTAATGAAGCTTGCAGGCTTTGATACTAAATCTACACCAGTAGGTAAAACATCAAGCTCTGTTAATACACAAGCTTTAAACAACACAGCGAAACCACAAATGTCTGCTAGAGTACCGAGAGGTGCTTCTACTAAAGACATGTTAGCTGCTTGGAATAATGCAGGTGAGAAAGTTAAATCTCAATTATAATAAGGAAATATTATGTCACAATTAACTAGCAATACTACAGCTTTTATTGAAGCTCAACAGTATTCACAGTTTATTCTTGAGAACTTACACGACTATCTATTGCCAGAAGGTATGTGGAGAGACGTAACTGACTTCGGTTCAGGTACAACTCTTAACATCAAGACAGTAGGTACTGTAACTCTTCAAGATGCTGCTGAGGATACTCCTCTTAACTTCTCTCCTATTGACACAGGTAACTTAACACTTGCTATTACTGATTATATCGGTGATGCTTGGAAAGTTTCTGATGACCTTCGTGAAGATGGTTCTCAAGTAGACACACTCATGGCTATGCGTGCTATGGAATCTACTCGTGCATTAGGTGAAAACCATGAAACTAAGTTTTTAGCAGCTACTAACTCTGCTCAAACAGGTGCAGATGCTAACTTAGTAAATGGTCGTCCACATCGTTGGGTTGCAGGTGGTGCAGGTGCTACTACTCGTAACATGACATTAGATGACATCATCGCTATGAAATTAGCATTTGATAAAGCTAACGTTCCTTCAGGTGGTCGTATCGCTATCGTTGACCCTGTTGTTGAAGCTACATTAAACAGCATTCAAAACTTAGTTAGCGTATCTAACAACCCAATGTTCGAAGGTATTGTAACAGAAGGTTTTGCTCGTGACCATAAGTTTGTAAGAAACATCTTTGGTTTCGACATCTACACTTCTAACTTCTTACCATCACTAACAGCTACAGAAGCTATCAATGGTGCTGCTTATGGCTTAGCTAATGATACTGCTGAAGTTGGTGACAAGGCTAACGTATTCATGTGTGTTGCTGATGATTCATGCAAACCAGTTATGCACGCTTGGAGACGAGCTCCTCAAACAGAAGGTTGGAGAGATCAAGAAGAAAGAGCTGACAAGTATCAAGTTACTTCTCGCTTTGGTTTCGGTGCTCAACGTGTAGATACACTTGGTGTTATTTTAACTGACGAAGCTACATATTAATAGGGAGACGAAACAATGAGCTATGAAAATGATGCAAAAAGAGGAGTAGCTAATCACTATGGTCCTCGTGGAACTGATGCCAAGTATGGTGGTCAGGCTAAATCAACAGGTAAGGTTAAACGTGCTGAGTGGACTTTCACTTATGACGACTTACCAGTAGCAGGAGCTAACAACTTAGGTCACGTTATTCCTGCTAATGCAACAATCGTATCTGCTAAGTTTATTGCTGATGAAGCATGGACTACAGGTACTGCACTTAACGTAGGCTTGTATAAAGCTGACGGATCAGGTGTAGTAGATGCTGATGCTTTTGATGCTATCGCTAATCCTGCAGCAGGTGCTCTTGTAGTAGGTGATGGTGCTTTAGTAGGTGCCTCTATTGGTGCCGTAGCAGCAGAACTACAAGTTACTGACACAGTAGGTGACTACGATGGTGGTAAAGCAACAGTTATTGTTGAATACTACGTTTAATTAGGATAGGGGTCTTCGGACCCCACCTAATCTTTTAGGAATATATATTTATGACAATACAACATAACATTATCACAGATCCAGATATACATGAACCTAAGGGTGTAGCATCAGCTACAAGTGGTAAAGTATATATTTCTAATGGATCAGGTTCAGGTGCATGGGAATACCCTCCTGGTAAAGCTCATGCTGAAATCTATATAGCAGGTGGAACAACTGCTCATACATTAGCAGGTGCTTCTGCTTATTCTTTACTTAATCCAAGTGGAGAATGGACTGCCTCAGGTAATGAAGACATTCTTACAGTAACTCCAGGTAGTGGTATTATTACTCTTAACCAAGCAGGTCACTATTTAGTAACCTTTTGGATTAACTTTACAACAACAGCTATTGCTTCAGGATCTGCTTATAACTTTAAATATGCT